TCCTGTTGCAGTGGATGGTTTGATATCTATTCCATACCTTTTCATTTGAGCCAAAACTGTTATATCTTCCTTGCCTAGTGTTCGATCACCAAATTTATACTTTGGTTCGTCCCACATCTTTTCCCACCTACTCATCTTGCTCCAAAGCTTATCGTCCTTTCCTACTTTTTCATAATCGCCCATGTCTTCCTTCAATGTTCCAAGGTCTCCTTCAAATTCTTGTTTTGCCTTGTACCCTCCATAAAGCTGACTTCCAAGTTCTACTGCTGACATTAATGTGTCAATAGTTCTTCCTGTTTGTTCCTGTTTAAAAGCACTTCTTTCCCGTGAAGACTCAATCTTTCCCCAGACATCTTCAGTTTCATATAACGAAGCCTGATATTCACCAGCAGACACACCTGCCCCACGATATATATCATATACTGATTTACTTTCTGGCATAACTTTCCTTCAATTTACTAATAACGCTGGACATTCTCTAACACTTTGTTTTGTTCATTAGTTAATCTTTTCAATAATCTCATTAATTTTAGCTGCTATAGTTGCAAGATCATCAGTAGAAGTATTGTCTACAGTAGTATCAAGTAAGCTACCATTTGCTGTTCCAGCAGTACTATTAGTTAATTTAGTTATAGGATTACTTGGTACTTTTAGTTTTTTCTCATGTAATTGATTGTTGTAATTAACATATTCCACTAATCCTTTTCCAGATACATCCCTTAATACAGGAACACCTTCTTCTACTTCGTCGATAGAGGGCTCACCATTCTGGACTACAAGTCTTTCCTGTTTTTTATGATGAGCAATTCTTTCTTGTCGTGTCACTTTATACTCTTTAATCTATAAACTACCGCAATATCATTAATCTCAAAATCATCATTAATATTATTTGAACCATCTCCACTTATCTTTAACCTGAAACTAGAAATATTATTAACAGGGGCACCAGGTTTTAATTCAGCTTTAACCCAATCATCAGTGCCTACATCATGAGCTATACATTTAGCAGTTGCTCCTGCTCCTGTCGTAGTGCCATCAGCATTAGTAACAAAAAAGGTTGAGGCAGGAGCAAGACCATCTACACCATAATGTACTTGTACATGACTAGCATCTCCCCTATAAGTTAAATATACTTTATAAACCTTCTTTCTTACTGAAGGTTGTCCAAAATCTATATCTTTTGTCATTAAGTTAATTTTAGCTGAAGTATCACTAGCATCATCCCATTTTAATATAGTACCATTTGTATGAGCATGTACTAAATCTCCATTCCAGTCTGTAACAAAGTTTGTTTTCTTCTGATCAGCAAAAGTAGCAGCAAATCCTCGAATCCATGACTGAGTCACCAGATCATATATATAACATTCACCATCATTAGTACCGTCACCTGTAGTAATGTCATCTACAACAATCAACTGTCTTTTCTTTGGAACATAACCAATCATAGGATCATTAGCAGTAAATGTAGCCCACTCACTTTCTTTTATTATCTGCCTACCCTGTTTCTCAAGTAAGTTAGTTACTTTCTGACCATCATACAGATAACATCCAAGTTTATTAACCCATGCTATACCAAAATCAGTCTTACAAGTAGCTGCAGGATGAGATACTCCCTTATGTACAAATGTATCCTCTAAAAACTCCAACTCCTGTGATACATTTATCAAATGCATTTTATTCTTTTTAAACTGCAATATCCTATCTGCATACTCTTCAAGCTTTATTATATTATCACCATCTTGAACAGTAACTTCAATTAATCTGCTTAAAGGAAATAGATCAAACTTATTAACAGGAGATTTAATCATAGCATCTCCTCTCACTTCTCTTGATCCATCTTCATTTTGAAATTCCAATCCACCAATATACACTATTCTTCCAACAACAACTGCAGTTTTATACTTAGATAAAACACTTTTTTCATTTTCCAATAAACCTGAATTGATTCCATATGTAATAACATTAGCAGGAGTCAACATAACAGATCCATCTGTTGATCCATCACCAACCTCCCAATAATAATATTCTTGAGTATTCTCAGCATAATAAACTGCGTCATATTCCTTTTGAGAACTTTCAACCTTCAGTTTTCCACTTTCAAAATCAGCAGACAACTGTAAAAACCAAGGTTGTGTTATATCTTGAGCAACATCCTGCATATATATATTACATCCAGTTATTCTTTTATTCCATGCAGTTGATACTGTTTGAAAATCAGCTATAAACAACCTAATAGATGGAGCTGCTGTAACCCCAAGACTACCAGGAACTACAAAACTAGATACAAGTGCATCAGCTGTATCTACAATAGTAGTAATTTGACTTTCCTGTTTTCCATCATATATAAAAGTTACTCCAATCTTCCATTCACCAGTATTACCAACATTATTCCATCCAGAAGCACCAACAGCAGTTTCCCAGTCAAAATCTATATGAACATTATTATTAGAAAGCTTAGAAGAATGATCAGGTAATGCACCTAATTCATAACACTTTAAATTTGTTATACCAGAAGTTGAAACACCTGTAGCTGAATTAATCTTTACCCTAAAATCAGTCCATGTAACACTTCCATCTGTAATAGTTTCAGCTGGATCAGGATAAAAAATTATTTGTCCAGTATAAGTTCCAGCTCCCACACTTTCTTGTGCAATAATATGTGTGTCAGAAGCAACAAAAGCTGAAATATAAGTACCAGCCTCAAATTCTATAGAAACTGTAGAACCTGGGATAAGTACTGTATATGTATAATTTACCTCAGCTTTTGTTACATTAGCAACAGTAGCTGTTACAAGAGTAGTTCGACCAATATCAACATCTTGATCATTTAATCCAGTACCAGCTTGAGTAGATGTAGAACCATAAACAGCAGCAAGCGTAGCATCATCATCCCAAGTAGACTTATTCGGAGCAGAAACTTTCTGGGATGCCACATACCACTGGTTAATATCATAAGAAGGTGATATATCAGAAAATAAATCTCTTTTTATATATCCATACCACTTGTTTGAATTGGTAGATCCAAAATTTCCATCACTTATTCTTAATGCTCCATCTACAGTATAAAAAGTAGTCTTCGGATTATTAGAGCTACCTAAAGTAATGGTCTGAGACAGACTCCATGCATCCTGATTCTTACTATATATATAAATAGCAGAATCACTAGATTCAGCATCTGCTAATACTAAATAGTCATCGCCAGTCTCTGCAGCATCATATATATAAAGTGAAAGGTCATCAATATTAAATGATGCCGTCCCATCTGAAGTAGCTTCTATTGTAAAAGGCTGATCAGCATCAGAAGCATGAGATGTGAAAGTAGTAATATGTGTTCCATTAGACTGTTCTAAATTTGCACTTGCTCTTGCAAACTGAGAACCAGTACCCTTAATTCTAAAAGCTGTAATACTTCCATTACTCCAACTACTAATTGTATACTTAAGAGCATAAGTAACATTAATTACTCCCTCTTCCAAACGATTAGCAGTACTTTGATATATTGTACCAGCTCCACTACTATGTGTATATGTAGCATCAGTTGAATCTATTGCAAAATCCCCTGTCCTAGTCCATTTAGTACCAGTAGTAAAATCACCACCACTAGCTAAATGCTCTCCTAAATGACCACCAATCCTGTCATGACTAAATTGAAATAACCCATGTCCAGGGTAAATCTGAATAGCAGTAGAAGGAGTAGCATCATGATTAGCAGTACTACCTAAAGTTCTAATCTTACCTAATTCATCTACCATTACATCTGTAGCTGCAGTAAGCTCATTTACTGCAACATCCCTTGGATCTGAGTTAGTACTCAAACCTCCATGAAACTGTTCAAGCTTTAAAACTTGCTTAGGCATAAACTACTTCTATCCAATACCAGCTTGGTGTGGATACCCATTCATAATCTATCATGCACTTTCCTCATTTGCTTTAATAAAATGTTCTACTGATCCCTTACCAAGTACAGTATTATAAACTCTTTTCCAGTATGCAGCCTGTGCATGGATATCATCTGCTGGAGGTATAGCCAAACGGTCACGTCTGTATTTCAACCTGCAAAATGCTGCCTGTAATGCTATAGATGACATTACTCTCATTCTGGAATCATCTGGATCAAAACCCATATCCTTGAGTACAGCCATTATCGGCTTTCTGTATACTGCATAATTATTCCAGGTATCATCTATTGTTGCTGGTTCTACCTGAAAGAATCCAACAGCTGGGCCACTCCCCATTTGAGAGAGATGCCTATAACCTGACTCAGCCATTCCAGTTCTATACACCAAACTGGATGCATCTTTACTATTCATACTAAGATTATCAAGAGACCAATCTATGATCTTCTTTATGTCTTCTTTCATTCGTTATCTGATCTTAAACCACGAACAAATTCTTGTATTCCGTGAGCTACTATATTATCAATAGCATCTACAATATACGGCTCTATTGTCTTATTGTAAACCTTCTTTGTCCATTTAAATTTTGCTAATCCTAAAGTACAAGCAACTCCTGCACCATACATCAGCAAACCAAACTTTGCCTTAATTGTAGCATTTGGTATCTTTTTCAATGCCCATGCAACTCCAACAGCTACGGCACCTCCAGCTGCGTATTGAGCTGCTGATGCTCCTAATTTTGCTGCTAACCATTCCATTATAACACTCCTATTCCTATTAATGTTATTACTAATCCAAGTCCTGCCATACCACCAATCATCCAGCTTCTCCAGCTTTCAATCTTGGAAGTTCGACTATTAAGTTTACATAGCTCTCTTTCGCTACGCTCTACTATAGTTTCAATCCTTACTATCCTGCTCTTTAAATCATCTCTGTATTCTTCCAACTCTCTATGATTCATCTTTTATCAATCCTGCCTTTAATAAAATTCATATCATCAGTTAAATCATTTAATTCATCAACCAGTTTTTCGTGCCGTCTTTCGGCGGCTTCAGTTACTCTGCTTTCCATCGCCTTGAATCTTTCATCTGATTTATTGAATCTGTCAATAAGTTTGACAATGATTTCATAATTAGATTTACCCTGCCCATAGAGAACTTTCTGGAGGAATGTTATCAAACCTCCAATAATTCCAACTATAGCCATCAATATTTTGTCATCCATTAATCACCTTTTCCACAAGTTTTTTTCCTGCATATAACACTAAAATTATTATTACTACCGTTAATCCATCTATTAAATGATTGCCAGAATCAGATTCAATTGCTCCAACTGGAGTTTCAATCCGTATCTTTTCAGATACTTTAGGTTTAAGTATTTTTGTGGAATCACCTATAATACCATCCATAACGCCAGTCCTGTTTCTACAACCAGATCACTAATTGTATTCTTTGCCCAGTTAGAACGGCTACCATAAGGTCTCCAGCCATCTTCAACTATCCATTCCATTACTTCCCATACAACCCCAATGGCAAATACGCTCATTACAGCATAGAAATCAGAAGCTCCACACCATAACGCTACCTTACAGATAAAAGCCCCAGCAGCCATGTGTACTGAAGTCCATTTGTCTATCCAGGGAGGCTGTATAAACTTTTGTATTACTTTACTAATTGGATTCACATTAAGCCTTTAAATGTTTAGATACTTCAGCATTGTTTTGATACATAGAAACTATCCTTGACAGCAGTTCTGCTTTAGTCTCACTGCCACCATAAGATACACCACGCTTATCATAAAAATCTTTTATCTCATTCTTTGTATTTGAATCAGTAGGATAATCAGACTGTAAAGTAGCTACACCATTAATTATATGATGCTTACCAATTAAGAACCTGCCATGTCCATCACCGTGCTTCTTTGCACATTCATCAACATAGAATTCTTCTATTGTTTTAAAACTGTTTGAACGCTTAACTACAGTACCATCAACATCCACAAAGTATTTATAAGACGAAGGGTAAGTCAGAGTCTCGACACTATCATCGGGATAAGTCTTTACTCTTGTCGCACCAGGAGTAGTGTTCCTATGAACACGAACTCGATGACCCTGACTACACCTTCTAATAATCATGCCTCTGCTTCTACCTCTTCTTCTACCTTTTCTTCAACTTCACCATTCAGTGATACTCGAAGCATATGTACCTGTCCCTGTTTCCATCTCTCTAACCGTTGTTGCTGGGCGAGATAGTTAAGAATATCATTGTATATATCCTTCTGATAGTCTGTAAAATCAGATACATCATATTCTACTTCATCCAAAGTTAAAACAGGCGATTTCTGTTCGCTGTCTATTACTTCAGGCTGCTGTTCGTTGTCTTTTACTTTAGCCATTTGTAACTCCTGTTTGTTTGTTATTTGCCAAATATTTTATGTGCCGCCCAACCCATTCCAAATACAATGAGCAAAGCACCTACCATAATTATACTTTCCATTTTAATCTCCTTCAGCGTCTCTTGCGGCACGGTTTTTATAATCATCCCGTGCTACAATCAAAGCTACAATTTCATCTTCTGATGCTGGGATTGAACTGACAGAATCATCAGCATACAATTTAGGTAGCCATTCCTTAACCATCCGTTTCTTGCAGTTGTTAATCTTGCCATTAATAGCTCCATCTACCCAACCCTGCACATCAGACAAGTCGTTCTTTAACACTGATTCCTCTAATGAAGAAAGTGTTCGTTTTGATATATCCATTATATCTCCTGTTATTTTATGTTATTTCGCATAGGTTGTTTCACCTAACAAGCGAGAAATCCGCTAAAATATGAATTTGTGGTAACATCCATTTGTGCTGTACCAGAATCTTGACGTATAGTAAGATAAGCAGTATCACTTGCATCCATATCTGCTAAAATAGACCCAGTTGCTGTCCAATAAACTGGGTCTTGACCAAAATCTGGGTCAAAAATCACCGTATAGTTCCTGTTATGTGTCTTCAAAGTACAAGCTACATAATCACCTGCACTATCTACTCCTTCCAAATAAAGTTGGAAACTAAATTGGTATCTTCCTGTTACTGGAGCTGTGAAAGTATTTGATGCAAAATCACCACCTTGGTCAAAAATTTCAGTTCCAAATACAATAGTTACTTCACTACCCGTTGTGATATTTGATTGTGTTGATGCTGGATGTACCAAAAATGCTGGTTGATTAGGCATTGTAACAGCACCACCAGTACCAATAGTAAATCTCGCTCCAACATTCATAGCCATATAAACAGCAGTTACATTAGCATTACCAAGTGTTACTGAGTTGTCTGCTTGCCCTACTGCTTCATGTCCAATCGCAGTTCGATTACTTGCACCAGCCGCACCTGAATCTGCATTATTGCCAATAATTGTATTATAACCTCCTGTAGTGATTGTATCACCACTATTATATCCCATAGAAGTATTTCCATCTCCAGAAGTAAGGGCTGTTAGAGCATTATGACCAACAGCAGTATTATTTAACGCACCATCCATAGCGGCATCCATAACCAAATTTCCAATGCCTACATTAAAGTTGGAATCCTCATCATCTGCCCAATCTCCACCACCAGCATCATATCCTACAAATACATTATCTGTAGAAGCTGGTGCGTCATCAGCATCTCCAGCCGTTCCATTCATCGCACCAG